GTAGTTTTATTTATTATAATCCTGAAACTGATGAAAGGTTTACCCTTGAAGATATTTCAGTTGGGAGGACTAAGCAAGCTTCTCGTGAGTTGCGTAAGCAACTCACCCGTGAGTTTAAAGTGGAGCGGAAACTAGCTCCAATGCCAGGCAATTTCATTGTAGCTGACCAAAGGTATTCAAATGCCCAGTTAAATGAGATGTTAATAGCAACTGGTGTTGTCCTCCCTAACTATAATATAAGAGAGCCACCGCTAATAGTTTATTCTGTCCCTGCGGTGGGAACTGTGACTAACAAATCCATGTTATTACCTGATAATCGTGAGGGTAGCTCCAAGAAAAATCCCTCTTACAGGCCTCACTACATGGTATTAAATTTTGACCACGCCACCCTTGGTGTGGCATCCACATTGGCATCAGCTAATATCATATCTGTTGGAACTTATGAGGAGTTGTCAACTTTAGCTGGTACTAGTTATTATGGGGCTTATGGCCCTGCTGGACAAATGAAAAGATTGGTAGATGTGCTTGAGATCAACAAATGGACACGCTCAGCACCCTCTTTCTATAATATATTCAACTTGTGTAAAGCTAATAATATAAAACCATTAGGCTCATACCCAACATTATTTGATGTTAAGGCAATCCAGCAAGCCAGTGTTTATATGAAGCACACTGAAGTTGGTGAATTCAACAAGCCTGGTTATATGCCTTTCACTTCTTGTAAAGTGTGGTTTCCATTTTCCCCACCACCCTTCCCATTCTCTGGTTCTGACATTAAGACCATAGCCGCTGTAGCTATGAAGTTTGGGTTCAAATTGTTGAAGTTTGAGCCCACATCTAAAGCTGGTTCAGTCTGGGGTGGAGCAAAACATAAGGATATTGCTGATAATGAGGTCCAAGCTGCCTCAATGATGCTAAGTTATGCATCTGATCTGAAATCCTTCTACAAGAGATACGATTACCTGAAAGTGTATCAATGTAAGAGGAAGTTTGAAGTATATAAAAGGCCACAGGGTGATGAACCCACCAAGGTAAGGAATATATGGGCTCCAAATGTGTTTGGGTTCATGCCTGCAGCAATGGTGCTGAACGCCACTCTAGGCTGCTCACCCACTTTTGAAATATCATCAGAGTCAAGGCACCTTATGGGGTGGAGCCCTTTCCATGGTGGCATGAGTCGCCTCCTGAGCTGGGTTTCACTGCAACTAAGCCTGACGCAGCAAAATTACACTTTTTTAGGGTATGCTGACAATTTATACTTATTCACACTTGTTCGAGGCAAGTTTTATCTGATTTCATTAGATGGTGCTAAGATGGAAGGCTCTATAGACGCTGATGTGATCTTATTCACTATGAATTATATTAATGATAAGATGAACCCCAAATTGTTGAGTACTTTGGAAAATGAATTCCTGAAGGCCATAATGACAAGGATGGTGGAGTTAAAGTTACCTGAGATGACTATACTAAAATTAACATCAGAGGTTCAAGCTATAGCTCACTCATTGAAAATTTCAAAAGGTTTTAAATTATCGGATCAATCCATAGCCAAAGTGGCGTCGATTATAATTGATGTGGCGACATTCGGTGGGTCAGCTTCCTCCAAGTATGACGATAACTGGAACTCATATATGAATATAATATTCCCCAGCTTGGTCACTCAAGCAAGGGGGGTGTTTGGAACTCAGCAATTTAAAGTCCCAGGCATGCCCTCTGGTACCACTGGGACAGCTTATTTCAATATGTTTAAGATGTTTGGTGTTGCTGAGAGGTTAGTGTACGCCACCAACAAGACAGGGGTGTCTGAATCAGCACGGTTGAGCATCGAGCACTTGCACGATCTAGTAGCTGAAGACCATGAAGGTAAGTGGTTCGTTAGTGGATACCTGGCTAAAGCATGTGCTGAAGCCAGGATAAAATTAACCGTTGAAAATGTGACAATCATACCTCAAATAATGGATGAAGAGGGCACACCACAGGACTTGATGGGATCAGTTTTACAAGTTCATTTAGATTCTGGAGAACCTAACACGATTGTGACAATGGATGTTTTAGGTTTTGATCTTTGTATTACCACTTTAGCTGGTCAACACAAGTTTTACGCTGCCTTGAATAAAACTAGGTTAGAGCAGTCCTTGTTGTTTAACAAATTTGAGATGTATAATGCAATTATGAAGAAAATGAAGAAAGAAGGTCAAGATGAATCCACTGTTAAACAATTGATTAAAGCAGTGGTCTTGAAGAGTTTATATTTAACGGGTGGTTTCGCATACCGTGATTTAGCATTATTAATTCGTGAGCACATAACCATAATATATGCCCAATTAGGTGTGACAAAGCGAAACTTACAGAACCTTGATGCTGATGACCTAGTGGAATTACTCGAGGAGTTAATAGATGCTGGGGTTGATGAAGCTGCTGCCACGTCATATGTGAATGCAGCGCGAATCCCTGAATTACCTTATTTTGTTGATGTTATGGATTTACAAGAGCCAGGGTTGTCACTGCCCTATGCTTTAGGTTTCATGCCCTGGCAGATGTTGAATAAATGGGCCCAGAGATTCTACCCCTCACGCAGTCACCCTGTAGGTGTAGTCTTGGAGGTGAATAATCATTACAAAGCGTTGAAGGAAACTAGTGCTCTGTTGGACCCTAATAAATTCAGGGCTGATATGCCTTCTCTAATAACTAACTTTTCTAGATTTTATGATCGAGCTGGCCTCATGGGTAGGTCATTGTTTAAAGGGGAATTGGTGGAGCTAAGTGAGCTAATCAGACCTATTATCTCAGCAGTTAGTGCAGCCTCCAAAGACCATCCTTTCAACCCGAAAGACCACTCCATCTTATATGAGTTGGGCAATGGTTCTTTGGAGATTATGAATGTGATTTATAGTATAAAAAACCATAACCCTGAATTGTACAAGGATGTGGAGAAAGAGATAAGTGAAGAGATGATGTACAAAAGGACTCTTCTAAATCAAACAGATCGAATGGCGAAGCATATCCTTGAAGGTGGTGCCCTCCATGAATATGACCCCACCATAGATACAACACCACAACCCCCTGCCATACTAGAATACAAGGGTGAACGGCCAATCACTGCCCTCTTGAATCCCCAACCTGATTACCCTAAACGAGCTAGAGCTAGACCTTTAACACAAATACAAATTGATTTAGCCATCAGAGATTTGGAGAGACTCTTAGCGCGCCCCCTAGTTTGTATATCTATGCCAGCACCCACCAATTTAAGCCAATCAGATTTAACGCTAGGGAAAGTGAACGCTGCATTTACAGCTCAGTACT